TCAGCCTTTCGAGGGTTTGGCGATGGCGCCGACGCGCCGGTAAACGCGCTCGGTGATTCCCTCTTTCGAGTGGCCCAGCAGCACGCTTGCCTCGCTTAGGTCGTTGATCTCTGATGCGGCCTTCGGCCGGATATCGCGGAACTGGAACTGGGCGATTCGATTGGCCAGGTCTGGCTTCTTCTCCAGTTCAGCTTTAACCCTGGCAGCCTCGCGGGCATCCGACCACCGGTTGCGCAGCATGGGCCAGCTCATGCGCTTGCCGTGCTCGTTGACGATGAAGAACGGCGACAGGTGCTCGCTGGTCCTGCGCATAATTCGCTCGAGCAACTGGCCCAGGCTGTTCTTCATCCCGTCCACCTCCAAGACGATCCTCAGACGCTTGCCGGTCTTGCCTTGGCTGACCAGCAGATAGATCCCCTCCATATCGTCCTTTCGCATGGAAAGCACGTCTGACGGCCGCTGGCCAGTCAGGTACGCCAGGTCCATCGCATCCTTCAGCTCCGGTGGAGCCTCCTCATACACCGCCTGCCACACCGTTTCGTTGGCGTAGAAATCGCGCGGTTTCTCCTTGTTCTTCCTCACGCCCAGGCACGGGTTGTCTCGGGTTGTGAGCCCCCATTCCCTGGCCGTGTTGAAAACGTGCGAGAGCAGGGCGATTTCCCTGTTCGCCCTGGTCTTCGCCGACCGCGAGTCGCGGTATTGCGCGATCATGGCTGGCGTAATGGCGTCGATCGGCGCCGAGTCGAACACTGCGCGCAGCTGCTTGAGCTCGTAGATGTTGTCCTTTTGGGTCCTGGTGGCCTTGCCCGGGATGATCTTCAGCAGATACTCGTCGAAGATCCCCTTCATGGTTGTCAGCTCGGCCGGGGTGGCCTTGGCTTCGAAATCGGCCCACTTCAGCTTGGCCTGCACCAGGTCGGTACCGAGAGGGATTTCCTTGCCGGCCTGATCGCGGTAGTAGTACCCAACCCACACTTTTCCGTTTTTTCTAGTCCGCTTGCGCCGGTACATGCCCGGCGGCAGGTCGCGGTTCTCGGTACTTCTGGGTCGCATTTCACTTTACTCGGGAGAAATCAGGGGTCCAGGCGGGCGCCGGGGGCGGGGCTGCAGCGACAGGAACGGTGTCGATCACCACGCCGCTGAGCTTTTGGCGTGCGTACAGGCGACCCACCAGGGGCCGACCACCGCGGCTCTCGACGAAATGCCAGCCTTTCTCTTTTAACCAGCGGCGCTGCCACGCCCGGGGTTTGTAGCCGGTGATCACCACCAGCTCTTCGTCCGAAAGGATCTCGGTATCCATGGGATGGTCTCCACGCCGCCAGTGGCGGCAGGTTGGTGGTTAATCGACCTGGTAGTAGACGTAGCAGTTGACGCCCTGAGCCTTGAGCGAGGCGTGCATCGCCTGCACGCCAGCGCTGTGCTGATTGCCCTGGCCCGGCCAGGGCGTGTCGAGGTTAACTCCTTGCGGGTGGTACCGGCTTTTCTTCTGAAGGTACCCAGGCAGCCCCTGCAGCTGGCTGGCCCGCATTCCTGGTACCGGGATGACGACGCGGTCAAGGTTGGCGCTGCCGCCATCATTGGGGCAGGCCGCTGCGGCCGCTTTGCCAGCCTCGGTGGCGATGCGCACCTTCTCGGGCAGGCCGGCCAGTTCTTCTTTCGTCATGGCGTGGCTCTCCATGCCCGCGCATGTCGGCGGGCTTGAGTAGTAGGGGGAGGGGTTAGGCTTTCGGCGCGGCTGACTCTTGCCACTCGACTATGTCGGCGCCGAAGTCTTTGCTGGTGAAGGTGATGTTCCCGAAGCGCCAGTGGTAGGCAAAAGGGCCGGTGCGCTCGCAGTTGGCCAGGACGCTGCCGCAGGATAGGCGGATGTCGATCCGCTCCAGACCGGGATCCTCTTCCGGATCTGGTGGGCACCAATTGCCTGCCAGCTTGCGGACCTTCTCGACCACGGCGTCGATCTCGAAACCGCCCCGCGATTGGCCGACGAGCGATGCAACTCGCCACATGCCGGTCTGCCACCGGTCTTTCCTGACCAGCGCGCCATCCTCGCGAAATTCGTAATCTTCAACCTTGGCGTCGCGGAATTCCGGCCTCCTGAAGTCCAGCTCTGTAACTTCGCGGCTCATCGCGGCCCCCTGTAGATCAGGTTGGCCATGTAGGCGAGGGCGATCATGGCTGGGCCTCCATAGCCAGGTCGATTGCCTGGCGCTTCTGTTCTGGGCTGGCATCGAAGTCGCCAGGGCCTTCGAGGTGGATTCGCTCGTATTCCCGGCTGCCCCAACGACCTTCCTGAACGTAGAGCGTGTACCAGAAGGTGCCGCGCCCGTTGGTGCCCATTCCTTCCAGAACAAGCTCCCGCCCTTGGGAAAGCATGAAGTCGAGGCGTTGCGAGTCGTTGAACTCAGCCATGGATGAGCTCCTTCGGCACTTGGACGGTATCGCCGAGATTGGCGGCGACGATGGCGCGGCATACAGCGATGGTAGAGCTTGCGTGGTACCCGCTTCCGGTCATACCAATCAGAGCCTCATACTCTTCGAAGGCGTAGATCAGGCTGATATGGTGTTTGTCCAAAAGCAGGCCAGCCAGCGCCCAGTCCTCCCACGGGTTGTAGCGCTTGGTGTGCTCGATGACCTGGCCCTGGCAGCGAGCGAACACCCGCCACTGGTTACCGTACTCCGGCGGCGCTAGGAACAGGTCCAGGCCTTCTGCCGTGCCCACGGCCCACCCCAGCGCCTCACCGACCAGGTCGGCTGTCTTCACTTCAATCAGGGCAGTCATGGCTGCACCGCCTTCGGTTCAAGCCTGACAAGCCGATCGCGCAGAGAGTTGATTTCGTCCTGGTATTCGTCGGCTAGCTTGGCCAAGTCATCGAAGTGGACCCAGTTTCCGTGCTTGTCTGGCACGCGTATGACGCTTCCTTTCTCATCCTCGCCACCGCGCCAGAAGTTGAACCTGGGGAGCTGGTGGGCCTTGTCCCATAGGTCATATCCTTCTCGAGTTTTGATGTTCCTCACAGCTGATACTTCTCATCAATCCAGCGCCCAGGCGCCAGAGCGGGTGTAGGTTCGGGTTGGGTTTCGTGCGGGGAGAGCTGGCGCTCGTTGCCGGCCTGCAGCTGGCTGTCGGGGATGCAGCTGATGCCGACATGGTTGAGGATGTAGCAGGTGACGCCGCGCTGGCTGTCGTGCTGCACGTCGATGACGTTTTCGGTTGCGCTGGCGCCGGTGGCCAGCAGCAGGAGGCAGAGGGCGAGGCGGGTCATGATTTGAACTCGACTGCCGGGGTGACCTGACGGGCAAAGTCGAGCACGCTCTGCGACCAGTCCTCACCTACGCCGTCGTCAAAGGCGAAAAGCATGCCGCCGAGGGCGCGGCGCAGGCTGCGGAGCTCTTCAACCATGGCCAGCACAGTTTCAGGGTTGGCGCTGGCGATGAATTCGGCATCTGGCTTCTGTGGGATGCCGCAGAGGCCGGTTCCCCACCAGCAGACTACCTGGCCATCTGCGGTGTCGATTCCAGGGTTTGTGGAGCGATCTGAGCTGCCGAATTCCATGCCGTCTGCGTGAACCACCCATGGGCCGGGACTGGCAGCGCGGGCTTTCTGCTCAAGGCTTTTGAGGTCAATCAACGTTTCTTCAGGCACGGGTAGTCCTTGGCCGCCATATCGCGGCAGTGAATAGAGATCAGAGGGAAAAGTATTACGAAGCGCAGATGCTCTGTACCATGAGCCCCAACTCGCTACTACCATTGCTAGCAATGCGTTAGCATTACTGCATAAGTATCACAGCGCTTGATACAGGATTTGATCATGGGTAAAGCAAATGCGTAATGGGATATGCGGCTTGTGCAGATGTGCTGGGATTCTTAAAAAGAGTCACTTGCTCCCTAAGTCAGCCTACAAGCGAGTCAGAGACTTGCCCTCAGAAGGCGGTGGATCGCCCATGAGAATAGACATGCAGTCGGGTAAATTCGGAAGGACAGATAAGCAGATAGACGCTCATTTCCTATGCTCCCGCTGCGAGGATTTATTCTCGAAGCATGGTGAGACTGCTGTTTCCAGGCTTTGGGGGACTCACGATGGTTTTCCTTTGTTTGAGCTTCTCAACGCTACCGTTCCATTTGATGTCAATGGGCGAAGAAGGCTCTACACCCCGGATCAGATACCTGATGAGCTGTGCTCATCAATCTATTACTTTGCGATGAGCATTTTTTGGCGCGCAGTCAAGTGGCCAGTACCAGTCCCGGGTATTTCAAGCTGCAAGGGTATTTTGACGCTCGCGCAGTTGGGTCGGCTGGAAAGTTTCTTGCTGAAACCGCAATCGCCTGTTGATGAATTTTTCCTGATGGCCGACATAAACACTTTTTCAGAGATGAATGGAATAATGTCGCTACCTTCTAGAATAAATTCTGAAGCAGTCAATGGAATGCAGTTTGATATATTAGGTATCAGATTCATGCTCTTCGGCGGGGCTGAATTGCCGCAAGAGCTCGAGTTCTTAAAAGGAAGACTCAATCGTTTCTTTGTTATCTCAACATCTGACCATTCTGAAAGTAGGTGGGTCAAGCAAGTCGCTAGATTTCTACACGATAATGATGTTGACTGATTCTACTAGCATTGTTCCAAGCCTCGCTTGGTGGATGTGGGTGCACTCAAGCGGCCTTGAGTAACGACTCGGTGATGAGCTGACCTGCCAACTGCGGAGCCGCGTTGCCCGCGATGTGCATAGCTAGCCGATGGCTGTCAGAGCTCAGGGTGTCGACAAGAAGTGACGCTGTGGCCAAGCCGCCCGGCCTAAAACTTGGCTCTCTTGTATGGCATCATGTGGCCATCAAGTGGAGGTAACAGATGAGTAAGTACGCGCCGTTTGCAGACTTTCTGCGTAGCCAGACCTCAGACACTATTGAGATCGCGTTCGATCAGGTCGGGAGCATGGTTGGAGGACTTCCAGCTAGCGCTTGGAATCATGATGCATGGTGGGCAAACTCCAGCCCTGGTGATTCGCACACCTGGGCACATCAATGGGCTGCGGCGGGCTGGAAATGTGTCACGGCAGATAGACACCGAGGGGTCGCTGTCTTTCAGCGCACTGGAACAACCGCGGTCCGTCGCCTTCCTGTGACTGAGCTTCAAAAGGTGACGCCCGAGCATGTGTGGCGTGCGGTTCAAGCTTTGCTGAACGGAGAAAAGGCTGAGGGTTTCGCTGCGTCAGTCGACTATGACTTGATTGTTGACGGGGGTGTGCGACTAGCGCCAAAGCATGTGTTTGGCATGGCCGCCACCTCTGCTTTGGGCTTACAGATAACCCCAGCTCATTTTACTGCAGGCCTGGGTACATTTTGTTTTGAGTTCTTGGAGAAGTGTGGTTACCGCATTGTCGCAAAAGGGGAAGCTACTCGGTTGGAGGTAGACATTTCAGAAGAAATCCAGTGGGCTGAGGGAAGTCCCAGGCTCGCTATACATTTTCGCAGGGAGCGCGCCCCAGGACTATCCAGAGCTAAAAAGAGTTGGTTTGTTCGTAAGTTTGGGCGACTCCATTGTGAAATATGCAAACTCGACCCCTTCAAAGCGTATGGGGAGTTCGGTGAGGCCTGTATAGAGGTTCATCACTCAGCTACACATGTTGCGGATATGAGTAAAGGACACACAACCACGCTCGAGGATTTACAGTGCCTGTGCGCTAACTGTCATCGGATCGAGCATCGCCGTCTACGCGAAAAAAGTCATGAGTGACATCGGCCCAACTGGGCTGCTGCAAGGTCTGCTTCCGCCATCTCGCAGAAGAACGAGCAGGCGGGCAGTTTCTCATTGCGGCGCGCCGGGCCATCGCCGAGGCTCCTCAAGGAGAAGCGCGTATTGGTGGTGCGGTTACGAAACAGGTATGAACCTTCCCCTAGGTCGTCCTGAATCACGCACAGCGCCTCGAACTGCTCCGGAAAGTCTTCGCGGATCGCCCGGAAGTAACCTTCGCCGCCTTTCACGCAACCGATGCAGTTGGCGTTCTCATAGCCCATGCGGTACATCAGCGGCAGCTCAATGCCGGCGCGCTGGATCATTGCCTTGCAGTCCTCCTTGCCCAGCCCACGCTCTATCAGCGGGGCGATGACAGGCCGGTGCGGATTGCGCTCGCGGAAGTCGTCGAGCCGGTCGGCTTCCTCGGCCGTGTAGCCGAAGACCATCACGTCGCCGGGTTGCTTCCAGTTGTCGAGCAGGCGCCGCTTCAAGATCTTGGTGCAAGGCGCGCCAGTGCGGCCCTTCATGTACCGCTCACGGCGAAAGACCTCCAAAACATTGGCGCCGTACTTCTCGTCACGCAGGACAGTGATTTGCTGGCCGAACCAGGCTTCGCAGTCCTGGGCAAACCGGCGATTGTCTTCGTGCTCATTGGCGAGGAAGGCATTCACGATCTGGACGTCATGGGTGTCGCTGTACTCGGCTAGGGCAAGTTTGGTGGCCACCGCCGAAGCGGCGCCGCAACTGAACTGGCAGACGATTCGATGGGACATGGTTAATCCTCGCCGGGGAGGCGTTCATCGTTTTAGAGGGGAAGGCGCTGGCGGGCAGCGCCTACAAAAAGTGCTTGACGTGTCGATCGTCGTGACGAGCGATTCCGAGATTTATGGAAAATCCCCAAGTGGAACGCTGAGGACTGGTGCATCAAAGTTGGCCAGCCGCTGCAGTCGTGACACGAAGCTACGGCCAACATTTGAGCCGGAGAGCTGCTGTATGAAACGACTGACCGACTTCATCAATCTGTTCACAGCCATTGTCAAACTGTTGAAGGAGGTGCCGGGGCTCGTAGCGATGGGCTGCCTCATCCTCCCGATGATGGCAACCCCGCCCGACCACTATTTGGAATCAAAGCTTCCGAGCACCAGTTTGGCAGCATCGCCCACTTTGCTTTCCAGTACCTTCTTGAACTCCTGAGCGATGGCCTCACGCTGCGCCTCCTCTCCCAGCCAGCGCAGCTTCAGCTGTGGCTGCGAGCCGCTGGTGATGACCGACACACGCAGGCGGATGGTCTGCTCGCCCAGGCCTTCGAACGGGACGACCTTGAAGTCGAGCCAGGCTGGCAGCGTTTCCTTGCTGCTGGCCTCAATCGAATCCATGGCGCTGCGGCTGGCGCGGGTCTCGCTGACGGCGTGGTCGCTTTCGGACGAGGCTTTGACTGTGATGGTGCGCACGGCCGCGATGGCCTTGGCGATGCTCATCACGGCCCCGTTGTCGTCGGTAGCGACCAAATGCTGGTGCCAGTCCTCAATCCAGTCGCTCATGGCCTTCTGCACCAGAGCCTGGCCACAGATGCTCTGTACGGCGGCGAACGCGGCCGAAGGCTTGAGTCGCAGCACCGCACGGTCGTCAGCGTGGCCTGGTATGTCCGGCGTGCCCAGGTTGAACAGCAGCACGCAGGTCATGGCGTCCTGATCGATGAAGCCGCGGGCGTCTGGCGCTGCGCGCTCCACCACATATGCGCCGAAGTCGACCAGGGAGTGGGTTGAGTAGGTGCCACGGAAGCGAGAGCGGTGGAGCTGGAAGCGCTCCAGGTCGATAACCGTCGAGCTGTCCGGAACGATTGCGGTAGGGGTGTTGGTCGGCAGCTCCTTGCCAGCGGCAGCGAGGGCGGTGTCGGTGATCAATTGCAGTGCGTCTTTAGTGAGTGACATGCGTAGGTTCCTTGCTATGGGAGTCAGGTCCGGGGATGGACTGGGGCTTCATCGCGGGTGAAGAGTTGGTCGTGCTTCTCAGGGAACAACGAGATGTTGCCGCCGGTACCGACGTACATGGGCGTGTCCAAGCTAGTGTTTTCGCTGCGATCACCGCGCTTGGTGGGGACCTTGTAGGCTAGTTTGTGCTTGATCTTCACCTGGTGGGAGTCACCGATCTGGCTGAAGTCCAGAGTGATGGTGATTTTGCCGGCCTTGCCGTGATCGACCACGCCGGCGGCTACTTCTGAGAGGGCGTGGCCGATCTGGCTGGCGAATGCGCCGCCGTTAAGCTCCTGCAGGAACTCGGTAGTGTCTGTAGGTTTTGGCATTGCTGATGCTCCGAGAGGACAAGGCCGCTGGGCGGCAGGTTGATGTGCTGCTGGCGCCGGCCGTGCCGGACGCGGGCGGTGATGCGTTTCATGCTGCTTTCTGCTGATTCCAGGCGCCGACAGCGGCAAAGATCTTTGCGGCCTCTGCTTCGTCGAGCGTTGTGTCGGTGGGGATGGCGATCCATCCGGATGCCACCAGATGGTTGGGGTTGGCCGTGGCCCGCAGGTCGGTGTAGGTCGCCTCGATCACGTCAGTCAGGTGCTCGGCCCGGTAGTTGCCCTGCGGCGCGACCTCTATTGACTTGTGGTACCGCGCCCCGAAGTGGTCACGGCACAGCACGCTGAGGTAGATGGTCCAGCGGTGCGGGATGTCGCAGACGGCGTCGACGACTTGGCGCACGCGGATCTGCTTGAGGTTCTTCCAGTTGATCAGCACCTGCTGGCCACTGGGGTCGATGTTCACCACGGCGGCATGGTTGGCAGAGACTAAGGCCCGGCAGGTCCGCTCCAGGCGTACCCGCATGTTGTGGGGCTTGCGCTTGCTCATTGTCGGGTGCCTGTCTTGCTTGCCGCCCCGGCCTCGCAGGCATCGACAAAGCGCATTGCCGCCTTGTAGCTGTAGGCGAAGCCTTGCACAGTACCGGTGGCGATCTCGACCACATCCCAGGTGCCGGCCTTGGCCGATGCTTGGTAGCGCGGGGCTGACTGAGCGACCTTGGCGTGCGCCTCGGCTCTCACTGACTTGCTGCGCTCGAGCAGGGCCGCGAGCACGGCAAGCTTCTGCTCGAAAGCAGGGTGCATTGCTGTCTGCATGGGTGATCCTCGGTGTGGTCAGGCGTGGTATTCGAAGGCCTCGGCCTTGCGAACGATTCGAACTTGAGCGGTGCGGCGCTCCGGCGCGCGGCGGTCGCGGCGCATTGGGTCGCTGTCGTTGATCGCTGCGTGCATGGCGATGAGGCCGGCGAGGACGATGCAGAGCGGGCTGATGATCTGCTGGCGCATGGCCTTGGTGACCGCCTCGATGCGTCGGCCGGCTTCCAGCTTGAACAGCGCGGCTTCGATGCGATTGGCCACGGTCCCGGGGCTTACCGACATCTGTCGGGCGATTTCTTTGGTGGTGAGGCCCTGAGCAACCCAAAGCATTGCTTCGAGCTCGCGGGGAGCCAGCGCCTTGCCGAGCTGGCCAATCCATGAGCCGCAAGTGATCGTTTCCATGAAGTGTCCTCGGTGGGCTGCATTGGTGTGTGATCTGGGGGATCTTCCAGGCGAGGCCTGCGAGGCCCAGTAGTCGTTCCCCATTTGCTCGGGGCGGCCTGCCATTCAGTTTCAGATCACACGCCGATGCAGCCTGGTGATGGGGAACCAGGTAGATCGGGCAGTTAACGTCAGGCTGACGTGGCGCTGGTTGTTCAGATGATCGCGGTCAGGGTCTTTGAGCCATCGGCGTTCACGGTGGTGAGGTGCATCACCGGAGCACTGTGCGAGCGGTGACCCTGGCGAATGATTTGATTTGCCTTGTCGAAGCGCTCGTTGAACTTTCCTTCACCGTCAGGCAGGTGAGTTGTGCAGGTCAGAGACGAGCAATCCTCGCCGTTCGGGCCTTCCCCATCGTGAGCGATGTCGAAGCTGGCCTGCATTGCGATGCCCTTGTCCTTGCAGATGGCAATGATCTGTTGCATCAGCGGGCTGATCTGCTCGTCGTAGATCTCTTCTTTGTTCACGGTTCTGCTCCCTGTTTGATTTCCCGTCTGGCCCTGTCACCAAGGCCAGCCAGTGAAATCGGTGTTGCTCAGCAAACCTGCGGGCCGACATGTCGAGCGAGGAAGCTTGCTGCGTTGCGTAACGTCCACCAGAACTCAATTGCCGGATTCACTCGGCGCCTGATGGCTCATCTGCTGGTTTTTAAAGAGCGGTGGCTGCCGTAGCTGTCTCTACGTCTGGCCGGTGTTCATCCGGCGATGAGGTGAGTATGAGTTTGCTCATATTTGCTGTCAATGGGGAATCTCATAAAAATATGATTTAACCCATATTTGATTTTTGTGGGGACGAAAAAAAGCCCGCTCTCGGCGGGCTCGGTTACTTGGCTAGAGCTAAAGTCTGCTCAGCACCTTGCTGGGTGCAAGGATGTTTCCGACGTAGTGGATTTTCTCAATGTCAGCCCAGGCGATAACTCTGCGCTCGCCGTAGGCCGAATTGACTGAGGCCAGGTTCACCCCTTCTTCGTTTTCAAACAGAAGCTCCTTGACCATGCTCTGCCCGTCAGTGGTGGTAACCATGACATATTCGCCGGGCACCAAGCGGTGATTTGGCTCGCACACTGCGATCCAGCCGCTTCGTATAGCCGGAGCCATCGAGTCACCTTTCAGCCTGAGGGCGTACGCGTCTTCGTCACGCGACCAGGACTCAACCCAGCCTTCGGCGTTATCCAGTCCTAGCCAATAACCGTCATTTCCTAGCTGGGCTGTGCCCACGATCTCAATCCTTCGAGTGGGTGAGGTGATGGGCGGGCCGGGCAGGACATTGCCGTCTGTGTTCAACATGCCCCCACTCCCGTCAGCGAGCCATAGCGCGCTTACGCCGCAAGCGCTGGCGATCTGAGCAATGAAGCTCGTCCCCTGGGACTTGCCGCGCTCAAGATTGGATATGGACGTTTGGTCCATGCCGACCTTGAGCGCGAGCTGACCCTGGGTGAGGTTGGCATGGGCTCTAGCTGCTTTGATTCGGTCTTTAAGTTCCATTGCGGAAGTATCAGGGGAGCTCCCATATCCTTGCAAATGAGTCTTCCCATGGCATATCTTATGAGAATTCCCATAAGGAGAGGTGCCATGAGCCCTATCTACAAAGAACTCGTCGCCCACTTCGGGACGCAAGAGGTTACCGCCGAGAAACTCGGAGTTGACCAGAGCACTGTCTCCGGATGGGTGCGAGGAAAGCACGGGATGTCTCCAGTAGTCGCAAAGCGCGCCGAGAGGCTGACCCACGGCAAATTCAAAAAGGAAGATTTGTGTCCGGCGTTTCCTTGGGAAGACGTCGCCTGATGGCCTGAATTATCACCACGCTGGCGTTGCGCCAGTAGATGACCGAAACACCTGCGAATCCATCCAGTAGCGGAATTGCAGACGAAAAAAAACCGCCTGGCAGGGCGGCTTTCTCTACAGCTTTAGATCGAGAAGAAGCATGACAAACATCGTCCCACTTGACAAGTCCAGGGGGTTCACCCGGATGGACAACCAGCTCATGGATGGCCTGTTGGCTATCGATCTTCCAGCGAGGGAGATGAAAATTGTGCTGTACGTGGTCAAGGCCACCATCAACTTCGGTGCAGGCGCTCAGCGCATCCCGGCTACCGATATCGCGAAAGCCATCCACGCTCACCCTGACACCGTGTCCAAGGCTGTTTCCAGCCTGCTGCGTCGCCGTGTCCTGTTCCGTGAGGGCGGTGCGAGGGGCGACATCGGCGTGAATGACCCGAAAGACTGGGTCTATGTCGTTGAGCCGAAACAGACCAAAACATCCGAGTCGGCTGATGTGGTCCGAATCGGCTCCGAGGCGAAACAGACCAAAACCGCCGACTCCCTTCTTTATTCTAAGAAACAAACCCCCTATGTAACTCTTCCTTCGGAAGAGATTACATGCCCCCCCAGCGAAACGACCAAGGTTCCGGCCAAGGCCGAGCGCAAGGCCCCGTTCGGGAAAGCCGCGATGTTGGCGGACAACCCTCACGGCCTGGCCGAGTCGCTGATCGCTGACTACCTGGCGGTCCGAAAGGCCAAGCGCGCACCTCTGACTGCTCGCGTCTGGTCAACCCTGAATTCCAAGCTCGAGCAGTGCAAAGCCTTCGGCGTCCAGCCGGATCAGGCCCTGGCTGTCGCCGTCGAGAACGGCTGGCAGGGCTTCGAAGTGGACTGGATAGCCAAGCGCATCGGCGCCCAGCTGCCGCCCCAGGCCAAGCCCCATAGCCGCCACCACGGCTTCAACGAACGTGACTACACCGCCGGCTTGTCCGAGCTCGAGGACGGTACCTATGCGATCTGAATCGGTGATCACCATGTCCGACGTGCGAAACGCCGCCGGTTTCCGCGTCCAGCCTGCGCACTGTGAGCATCACGGCGACTTCGAGCAGCGGGTGACCATGCTGATGGGGCGGGAGATTGTCGGTCGCTGCCCTGAGTGCGAAAAGGCCGTCATTGCCGAGCGCCAGGCCAAGCAACATGCCGAACAAACCCGCCTGAAGCGCGAGGCCATGACCCGCAAGTTGGGGTCAGCATTGATCCCGAAGCGCTTCGCCGAGCGCACTCTGGCCAACTATCGCGTCGAGCACGAAGGTCAGCGCAAGGCCCTGGCCTACTGCACGCGCTATGTGGCCGCGTTCGAGGAGATCGAACGCACCGGGCGCTGCCTGATGCTGCTGGGCAAGGTCGGTACCGGCAAGACCCACCTAGGTGCCGGCATGGCCAACGAGCTGATGCGCAACACGTCGGCGACGGCCGTGTATCGCACGGTGGGCGCGATCCTGCAGTCCATCCGCGCCACTTACGACCGCCACAGCGAACAGTCCGAGGCCGACATCCTGTCCAGCCTTATCGAGCCATCGCTGCTGGTGCTGGACGAGGTCGGTGTCAGCAAGGAGCAGCCGAGCGAGTTCGAGCTGACCACCCTGTTCTCGATCATCAACGGGCGCTACGAGCAGATGCGCCCCACGGTGGTGATCTCCAATCTGGAGGCCAGCCAGCTGCGCCACGCCATGGGCGAGCGGTGTTACGACCGCCTGCGCGAGGGCGGCGGGGTGGTGGTGCCCTTCGAGTGGGAATCCCACCGTGGCAAGGAGGAGTTCTGACCATGCGTCAAACCAAGCTGACCAAGGCTGCGCGCGGCCGGGAGTGCCAGGTACGCATCCCTGGCGTGTGTAACGGCAACCCGGAGACCACTGTCCTGGCTCACTACCGCTTGGCCGGCACCTGCGGCATAGGCAAGAAGCCTCACGACATGCAAGGCGCCTGGTGCTGCAGCGCCTGCCATGACGCTTGCGACGGGCGCAGCAAGGTCGTAGATCGCGACACCGCTCGCCAGTATCACGCCGAGGGCGTCATGCGCACCCAGGCGCTGCTGATCAACGAGGGGGTGCTGGTCGCATGAATGCTCCCGCCCTTCGCCCGTACAAGGCCAAGCCGGCCCGCGCCAAGCCCGTCGATAGAGAAGGGCAGGAGCAGGCCGCGCTGATGAAAGAATTGCAGCTGCGCTACCCGCAGGCCTACAAACTGATCTACCACGTCCCGAATGGCGGACACCGGGTCAAGGCCGTGGCTGGAAAGCTCAAGGCTCAAGGCGTGAAGGCTGGAGTACCAGACCTGGTGTTGCCGATGGCGCGCGGTGGGTACTTTGGCTTGTACATCGAGTTCAAAGCCAAGCCACCCTTCGATGCCGAGGTCTCGCCGAGCCAGGATGCGTATTTGCAGATGCTCACGGCGCAGAACTACTTGGCCATTGTGTGCCGGGGCAGTATCGATGCCGTCGAAGCGATTCGATCCTACCTGCTGCTGCCTGCCACGGTGGCCGCATGAGCGCGACCCGGGAAGTGAAGTTAAGCGAGGCTGAGGTGCGCCGGCAGTCCGCAGACAAGTCGGTACGGGACCTGCGCGACCCACGCCACCCAGGCCTGTACCTGCGGTTCTGGAGCAGCCGCGAGCGCGGCACCTGGCACCTGGTGCGCGGCAAGAAGTGGGTGCCGGTTGCCCGCTGGCCTGATCTGACCGTTGCGGCCGTAATCGCCGAGCTGCCCGCGCTTCGTCAACGCCTGCTGCGCGACCCGGCCACCGCGCCGGTGGTGTCGGGCATGGCCACCGTGGGTCAACTGCTGGACTGGTACGGCGATCGGATGGCCCGCGACCGTTCGCTGTCGGCCAAGCGCAAAGCAGGTGCGCGCTCTGCCATTGCTCAGCACCTGAAGCCACGCCTGGATGACTTGGCCGTGGCCAACGTAAATGCCGATGCCCTGGACAAGCACCTGATGTGGCCGTGCCAGGCCGAAGTGTCGTTGTCCTACCTGCGGCAAATGTTCGCGCTGCTGCTGACCGCATTCCGCCAGGCCCTGCAGCTGGGTCTGATCGACCGCAACCCAATGGCCGGGATGCGCTTCAACGACTTCACCAAGGCCAAGATCCTGCCCAAGGCCGCCCGCCTGCGTGACGTGCAGTTGCCTGAGCTGATGCAGCTGCTGGCCCAGGCCTTCGATCAGGAGCCGCGCGACGCCATGTTGGCGCTGATGATGCTGGCCCATGGCACCCGGATCGGCGAGACACGCATGGCGCGCTGGAACGAGATTTCGCTGGCTGCGGCTGAGTGGTTCATCCCAGCGGCCAATGCCAAGACCCGAACCGAACACCGCCTGCCGCTGACCACCCAGGTGCAAGCATTGCTCACCCGGTACCGAGCCATCCAGGAGGCCGAAGGCTACGAAGGTGTGTACCTGTTCCCGAATCGCCGTGGCTTGTGCCTGAGCGAGACGCAGGCCAGCAATGTGTTCAAGCGTCTGGGGCAGGGCGAGTGGACCAGCCATGACCTACGCAAGGTGTCCCGCAGCACCTGGACCGATCTCGGCATCGACGGCCACATCGGCGAAATGCTGCTGAACCACAAGCTGGGCAAGATCGCCAGCACCTACATTCACACCCAGGCCATGCAGCAGCGCCGCGCCGCGCTGGAGAAGTGGCACGCATGGCTTGATCGGATTGGCTTCGCAGCCGTCCACGGCCTTACCAAGGCCTTATTTGAAATTTCGCAGAAATCGCCAGAGGCCACGCCAGTCGTGGCGCAGAGCGACCTTACCGCATTTGTAATTAGCGAGGATTCGAAATGACGAATGACGACAAAATCCGCGCCGAGTTCGAGCGCCGTTTTCCGGTCCCGGATGGCATTCAATGGGATCCGGTAGTTGGTGATTACGTCGTGACCTGCAAGGGCTGTTGGATGACTGCCAAGGAAGCGGTCTTCCATGCCCGGCGGGAGGGCTGGTGGGCATCCCGTGAAGCGCTGCGCGTAACTAATCCGTTTCCCGTCCAGATGGGCGACCCGGATGCGGCTTGGGCGCGAGACGTGGCCGAGAAGTCGCTGCAGGCCCAGGGCTTGAAGGTGATCGATTGATGAAGAAGCACGGCCCGGCGCTGCGCAAGGAACAAGTCATCCTGGCCAAGTGCTCAGACTGCCAGGGCAGGGCAGTGGTGAAGGGTGTTTTCTATGAGCTGCCCTGCGGCCGTTGCAACGCCTCGGGCTGGGTATCAGCCCTCACTGGCGAGCCACTGCCGCTGGAAGAACTTGTAACGCAGTTGGGTCTGCGAGTGCGTGAGCTGGAGCAGCAGGCTGATCGCCAGCGGCCACCGCGCACCGAAGGCCCATCTGCGCAGTACGAAACGAACAACCGCCGCGGCGCCGGCGGCACCAACTACACCGGGGATTAACAAACAGATGAAAAAACGAACCTACGTCGACAAGGCCTTGGGCGATACCGCGTACATGCTTGAGCAGTGGGGGTGGTGGCGAATGGACGGAATGGGCGTTCCCCAGTACGTCTGTCCTCTCTACGCGCTCATGAAAGAGCATGCTCCTGCAGTAGGAGGGGTCAAGCAATACGTCATCACCGACGACTTCGCTCTAGCAATAGATGGGGCAGTTGCCAGGCTCAACAAGCGCAATCCGCAGATGGGGGGCTTCGTGTGGCTCTACTACGGCGCGAAGTGGCCAGCGCTGCGGATCGCTCGTGCGCACGGGATCGGCGAAGCGAAAGCCCGCGAGCTGATCAACACCGGCGTGGCTTGGATCGACTGCGCGCTCGAGCAGTTGCGGGAGGCTGCATAAAAAGCTTTCCGCGCGGATAAACACCTGTTTTCATAGCAGCGTGTCCAGCTTGCAAGCAACGCGACACTTACAAACCTTGGCTATGGCGCTGGGGTTTTAACGAGATTTTTCGCATTACAGCGGAACGATTTGATGGCACTCTGATTCTGATAGCTTGCTAAGAAAACCCATCAGGATTCCGTGACCATGAAAAAAATCATCGCTGCTGCGGTGTTCTCACTTTTGGCCTCCGGCGTACAAGCCGCTAGTCTATCCGGCGCTATCGGCGCGACAAGTCAGGGCGGTTTGACCGCTCGTGCTGGTGTAGGCTTCGATTGGGATAAGAGCTGGTTTGAAACGAGCACTGGCCGCCTTACCGGTTACTGGGATGCTGGCTACACCTATTGGGAAGCAGGAGATGCTTCTGGTGGAGCTCATTCGCTGTCCTTCGCGCCAGTGTTTGTTTATGAGTTCGGCAGCGGTAGTGTGAAGCCATTCATTGAGGCGGGCATTGGCGTTGCAGTCTTTTCCGGCACGTCCGCAGGCGATCAGGAGTTCGGTTCGGCCTTTAACTTCGAAGACCGTATCGGCGCAGGCTTGAAGATCGGCGAGACGCAGAAGGTTGGTATCCGAGCGATTCACTACTCCAATGCTGGTATCAAGCAGCCGAACGACGGCATAGAGTCATACTCCCTGTTCTATAGCCACCAGATTTAACTTTTCTGTGTAGCTCCCCTTGCCCGCCTTGTGCGGGCTTTTTCATTTTTGGAGATATTGGATGGACCCGACCGACCTCGGCCCAGGCACAGCCACCTGGCTGGGCGGTACGGGCACCGTATTGCTGGGCGGCTTCCTGTGGCTGCGTAAATTCCTGTCCAAGGATGCCGCCGATCGAGCAATGGACAATGCCGACATTGGCACCGTCCGCCGGCTGAATGAGCTGCTCGACTCCGAGCGTGAAGCCCGAAAGCTGGCCGAGGCCCGTGCTGATCAGTTCGCCAAGGAGCGCAACGAGCTTGCAGCAGCAGTGGGGCGAATGGAGGGAAAAATCGAAGCCCTCACCAGCCAGGTCGGCCAGCTCACCGAGAAGGTGACCACCCAGAGCGCCGAGATTTCCCGGCTTCGCTCCCAGCTTGGAGGCACAGCCTGATGGACAAATGCGCTTTGGAATTCATTGCTCGACGCTGGTGGCGACGAGCCGAGGTGTGGGTCATCGCCGTGGTGCTCATTGCAGGCGGCGCAGTACTGGGCTGGCAGTCTGCCTACTGGTCGATGGCCAGCACCCAGTCGCATCAGGTTGACGAAATACGGAAGGCATACGACGCAGCCATGGCTGAACGTGACAGGCGTCTGGACGACCTGACCAGCAAAGCCGAGAGCGCCGCGACCAAGGCGTCGAAGGCAGCCACCACCGCGAACCAGGCAGCCGACAAGGCTGATGAGGCGCTGAACCGGGTGTCGCCGTAGCCGCGCCACAAAACAGACAAGTGCCGTTTCGTGGCGCGGAGACACAGATGAACCGACAGCAGATCGCGACCGCGAGCAGCCTCTTCTTTACCCGCGACCAAGTGCAGCGCCGGCTTGACACGGTCCTGAGCGGCAAGGGTGTGTCACTGGCTATCACCGGCGACTACCAGGACGAGGCTGTCTTGCACTCGGTCGCTGAGTCTCTGGCAGATCACTTCAGGGCTGAACTGGCCGCGATAGATGACCAGCTCAAGCTGCTAGGCTGGAACGGTGGATAGGTAGGGCAAACCCGACAGGAAGTAAGCGATGGCACTGAAGCGACCGCCATACACACCCTGCAAGCTCTATGTGGACGGCGCCGAGGGCATCGCGGTCGGTGATTTCATCACCACGGCTGCCGGATCTGCCTACCTGGTGCAGACGCTTCGAGTGAGCCGCACGCGGCCAGAGCGCAAGCACATGGACTGCCTGCGCTGGCCGATCGCCGAGGTGCCGCCAGATGCGCGGTGCTACCAGCTGACTTGGTACAAGAGATGAGGAGTGTGAGCCGTGGCCAGCATGACTGTCACTATCGTTTGCCGCCAACGCTGGTGGCTGAAGTACTACTTGGCCTGCGTGCTGACGTTGATGCAGTTAACCGGGCGTGAGCCGAACCCGGAACGCATAGCCTTCTGGGTAGGCCGAGGACTCAAGGTTGAGGTGCGCTGATGTCGAGGCTCAAGACACTCGGTTCTCGCATCAAAGAGAGCGCAAGCTCAAGGGTCAAGGTGGTGACGCCCGGCAGCTGGCGTAGCGGAATGTCCAGCTCCCAGCGCGGTTACGATTACAAGTGGCAGAAGGCTCGGGAGCAGTACCTCAGTGCCAACCCGCTATGCGTCTTCTGCGAGCGTAACGGTCGCACCACTGCAGCAAAGGTGGTCGACCACATCATTGCTCACCGAGGAGACATGGTTCTCTTCTGGGATCAGTCCAACTGGCAGAGCCTCTGCAAGCCTTGCCATGACTCCGTCAAGCAGGCCGAGGAGGCAGCAGGGCTAGGCAGCTGAGGCATCAGCGGAGCGTCGAAACCAGGCGCGCTCGACCTAGAGGCACGTCATTGGCGTGCCGCAATGGGGGTAGGGGGGTCAAAAGCTAGTCATTCTAGTCTAGCTAGACCGCCACCGACCCCACGTATACATTTTTCTCCCCCCTAAAGGTTTTTGTTAATGGTGTTAACAGACAAACAGCGACAGTTTGTTGACGCTAAGGCTCGGGGTGCGTCTAACAAAGAAGCGGCCGAAGCCGCGGGCAGCAAGCCCTCGGCAGCTGCAGCGGCTGGATCGCGTTGGGCTAATGATCCGAAAATTGTGGCCGCAATTCTCGCTCGAAGAGCAGAGCTCAGTGTTAACCCTGAACCGAAAAAACGCAGACGCAAAGCGAAGGCCGATGAGGCCACTGAAGAACCTGTCGAGGTCAACGAGGCGGACGGTGAGTTCCTGAGCTGTCTTCCAGACACACAGGATCCGCTCGAGTGGCTGATAGCGCTGATGAACGAGCCTCGCGCTAAAGTTTTCGACCGGCGCAACGCTGCGCAGACGGCCGTCCCGTACATCCACGGGAAGAAGGCCGAGGCAGGCAAGAAAGAGCAGAAGGCGGAAGCCGCGAAAGAGGCGGGCAAGGGCAAGTACTCCCAGAGCAAGCCGCCCCTCACAGTCGTCAAGGGGTGACCCATGCTTTGGACCACGGCCTGCCCTGACTGGTGGCGGCGTCTGGCTGCCAGCGAATCCATCATCCCCGAACCGCTCTTTCCCCAGGAGGCAGAAGAAAGCCTCGAGGTTTTCAAGGGGCTTCGCATTGTCGATGCCCCAGGCAGCCCAACCATCGAAAGCGCATGTGCCCCATGGGTCTTGGCTTTCGCAGGGGCTGTGTTTGGCAGTTACAACAGCGAGACAGGTGAGCGGCTGATTCGGGAGTTCATGCTCTGCATCCCGAAAAAAAACAGCAAGTCGACCATCGCCGCCGCGATTATGCTGACAGCCCTGGTCCGGAATTGGCGGATGTCGGCAGAGTTCATCATCCTCGCGCCGACCAAGGAGATTGCCGACAACGCCTTCGTCCCGGCCAAGGACATGGTCAACAACGATGACGAGTTGAAGGATCTGCTGCATGTGCAGCCACACCTTCGACTGATCACCCATCGGGAGACTGGCGCCACGCTGAAGGTCGTCGCTGCTGACAGCGACGTGGTGGGCGGTAAAAAGGCCGTGGGCGTGCTGATCGATGAGGCATGGTTGTTCGGCAAGAATCCGAAAGCGGCCGACATGATTCGGGAGGCCACCGGCGGTCTGTTGTCCAGGCCCGAAGGATTCGTTATCTGGCTGACCACGCAGTCAAACGAACCGCCAGCTGGGGTGTTCCGTTCGAAGCTCAACTATGCACGCGGCGTTCGTGATGGACGCATCAACGACAACCGCTTCCTGCCGATCATCTACGAATTCTCCAAGGAGATGGTCGACAGCGGTGATGCCCGCAAGCCAGAGAACTTCCACCTGGTGAATCCCAATATGGGGTTCTCAGTCGACCGCCCAACGCTTGAACGCTTGTTCATGCAGGCGGAGATCGATGGGGAGGCGGAGCTGCGTGGTTTCCTGGCCAAGCACCTCAACATCGAGATCGGACTGGCCCTAATGTCTGATGCCTGGGTCGGTGCCGAATTCTGGGAGCAACAGGCAGCCACTTGGCTCAACCTGGATGAAATCCTTGAGCGGTGTGAAGTCATCGATGTGGGTGGTGATGGTGGAGGGCTCGACGACTTGCTTGGGCTTGCCGTCGTTGGCCGGGAAGCGAGTACCCGCAGGTGGTTCCACTGGGCTCACGCTTGGGCCCACCCGTCGGTCCTTGAGCGTCGCAAGTCTGAAGCCCCGCGGCTAAAGGATCTTGAGGCGGTGGGCGACCTGACCATTGTCAAGCGCATCGGTGAGGACGTGGAGCAGTTCGCAGCCATCGTCGCCCGCATCAACGCGACCGGCTTGCTGGACAAGGTCGGGCTCGACCCGGCAGGGATTGGATCTGTTCTGGACGCCCTGGCCGATGCTGGTGTTGAAGAAGAAAAG